ATGCCCATCGTCTCGGGCTCAGTCCCGAACCTCATCAACGGCGTCAGCCAGCAGCCCTTCGCGCTCAGGCTCGCGTCGCAGGCGGAGGAGCAGATCAACGGGTACTCCTCGATCGTCGAGGGTCTGACCAAGAGGGCTCCGTCTAAGCACGTCGCGAAGCTGATGTCGTCTCTCCCGGACGCCTCCTTCGTCCACATCATCAACCGAGATGTCGGCGAGCGGTATGTCGTGGTCGCCACGAACGGGGACTTGAAGGTCTTCGACTTTGCCGGCGCGGAGAAGACCGTGCACTTCCCCGCCGGGAAGAGCTACCTCGGCAGCGCCAACTGCAACTTCTCGGCCGTCACCGTCGCCGACTACACGTTCTTCCTGAACAAGGACGCTACGGTCCAGTGGAGCGGGGAGGTGAGGGGAGGCCGGGGGCCGGAGGCCATGGTCTATGTCCGGCAGGGCAACTACGCGACTCGCTATCAGGTGGTCGTGAACGGCTCCGGGACGGAAAAGATCACATCCTCGACCGACCCCAACGACATCCAGACTGGGGTGATCGCCCAGGCGCTGGGAACTCAGATCGCCTCCCTCGGGTTCGGGGTCGGTCTCTACAACTCGACGATCCACGTCGTCAACCCGACCCCCTTTTCGATCACGTGCAACGACAGCTTGGGGGACACGGCGCTCGTCTGCGTCACCCGGCAGGCGCAGACCTTCTCGGCTCTTCCCGCAAGGGCCGCTGCGGGATACCAGGTCGAGATCACCGGGGCACCGGGGAACGCCTTCGACAACTACTGGCTCGAATACGACAACACCGGAGCCGGAGGCCAGAACGGCGTCTGGAGAGAGATCGCCGCGCCGGGCCGAAACATCGCGTTCAGTGGCACGACAATGCCCCACACGCTGGTTCGCAACCCGGACGGGACCTTCACCTTCGGTCCGGCTTCCTGGGCCAAGTGCGCCGCCGGCTCAGAGATCACCTGCCCCTCTCCCTCATTCGTGGGGAAGCGGATCAGCGACATCTTCTTCTACAGGAACCGGCTCGGCTTCATCGCCGACGAGAACGTGATTTTCTCCCGGTCAAGCGAGCACTTCAATTTCTGGCGGGAGACGGCGACCCAGCTCCTCGACACCGACCCGATCGACATCGCGTCGTCGCACGTCAAGGTCTCCATCCTGCGCCACGCCGTCCCCTTCAACGAGAGCCTTCTCCTCTTCTCCGACCAGACGCAATTCCTTCTGGGGGCGGGGGAGGCGCTGACTCCCTCGGGGGTGTCGCTGGACCAGGTGACCGAGTTCGAGACCTCCCCGCTGGTTCGCCCTGTCGGGGCCGGCGCGTTCATCTACTTCTGCACCCCCAAGGGCGACTACACGGGTGTCCGCGAGTATTACCTGGACGGCGTGTCGAAGACCAACAACGCGAATGACGTGACGAGCCACGTTCCTCGATACATCCCTGGCGGAGTCTTCAAGCTGTCGGCCTCGACCAACGAGGACATCCTGATCGCTCTCTCGACGAAGTCGCGGAACTCGATCTACGTCTACAAGTACTACTACTCCGCGCAGGAGAAGGTGCAGTCTAGCTGGTCCCGATGGGCCATGGCGGACGGGGACGTGATCCTCAACGCCGAGTTCATCGAGAACACCCTTTGGCTCGTCGTCAAGAGGGCGGACGGGGTGTTCCTGGAGCGCCTGAACATTGAGACCGGGGTCTCGGATGATGGCCTGCCCATGGTCATTCATCTTGACCGAAGGATCACCCAGGCCCAGGCCGTGGGGCGTACCTTCAATGGCTCCCATACGACCTTTTCTCTCCCCTACGCGCTCCCCGACCCCACCTCTTTGGTGATCGTGGCCGGACCTGGAGTGCCAGGCTTCGCGCCCGGACGAAGGGTCCCCTACACGCTCGTTGGTGGGGCCTATAGGGTGAAGGGAAATCTCTCGGCTTTCTACGCGGGCATCAACTACACGCTCCGCTATCGGCTCTCGCCGCTGTTGATCCGAGAGCAGGCGGCCGGGGGCGGGCAGATCGCCAACACGGAAGGCCGCATCCAGCTCAGGCGCGGTCTCGTCAACTACGCCGATAGCGGGTATTTCCGCATCGAGGTCACGCCGGAGCGCCGGCAGACCTATACCTCCACGTTCACCGGCAGGATCATCGGCTCGGGCCGGAACGTCCTCGGACGCCCGGTCACAGAGACGGGGTCCTTCCCCTTCGCGATCATGGCCAACAACATGGCCGTGAAGATCGAGTTCGTGAACGACACGCATTTCCCGTCGAGACACCTCAACATCGACTGGGAAGCCTTCTACACCGTGCGCACGCAGAGGCTGTCTTGATGCCCAGAACCCGGCCGGCGACGGTGGGGGATTGCGAGTATCTGGCCCCCCGGCTTCGGGCGGCAGACCTCGCCGAGATCGGGGCTCTTGATGGGAGTGCGCCTCTGGCCGCCCTCATCGAGAGCCTTTCGGCCTCCTCCCTTGCGAACGTCATGGAACACAACGGGGTCCCCTTCGCCATCTACGGCGTGGCCCCGGAGGACGGGTGCAGTGACTGCACGCGGGGCATCTCGTGGATGCTCGGAACGGACGACCTCAAGAAGCATTCCGTCTGGTTCCTCAGAAACTACCGGGGGATGCTTGATGAGATGCACGCTTATTTCCCCGTCATCTTCAACTTCGTCGATGTCCGCAACGAGGTCCACATTCGATGGCTCCGGTGGGCGGGCTTCACTTTCGGGAAACAGTACCCCCTTAACGGCACCCACTTCTGGGAGCATTGGAGGATCAAGGAATGTGCATCGTCGCAGCGGCGGCCGTAGTCGGCACCGCCGCCAGTATCGGCGGGTCGATTATGGGTTTCCAGGCCCAGAACAAGGCCGCCTGGGAACAACGCGCCTACAACATGAAGGTCGAGGCCCAGCAGGAGCGATATCGTGCTGAGCTGATCGAGTATCAGAACGTCGTCTACCAGGGGGAGGTGGACCACGGCCACAAGCTCCTGGACTACAGCGAGGGCGAGTTCTCCCGTCAGGCCAAGTTTCGCGACAACGCCGCCGAGAGCATCCAGAAGAACCTCTTCGCCCAATACGCGACGATCTTTCAGCGGGCGATCGAGGAGAACATCGCCTCCGCCTTCGATGTCCGGGCCGTCGCCAAGGAGGGCCAGGCCGTCCGCGCCAAGGCCCGCGCTGCGGCGGACAGTAAGGGCGTCGAGGGAGCCAGCGTCGAGGCCATCATCGACGATGTCTCGCGGCAGGAAGGAGAGAACCGGGTCCTCCTTGAGATGAACCGAAGCGCCACTCAGCGCCAGCTTCATCTGGAGGCTATGGGGCTCAAGGCGAGCGCCGATCAGCAGCTCTACAACATCCCGCTCCAGACCTTCCAGCCGAGCGCCCCGCTCAATCCCCCCAACCCCATCTCGCCCGTCACGCCCGCCGCGCCTGTCGCGAGCCCGAGCCGGGGGGCGATGGTCGCCAACGTCATCGGCGCGGGCGTCCAGGGCCTTTCCAACTACGCCTCTTGGTCCGGTCAGACCATGAAGCAGGCGTTCTCATTCTAGCACGAGGCAGAAGTGGCTGAAGTGAAGTTCCGGCCCCAAGCGCGGCCGGTCGATACCGTCGCCGTGGACCGACAGTTTGTCCGGCTCCCGACTCCTGTGGCCCCCGTCCGCCCCATGGCCCCCGTCGAGCCGCAGAGGCCGAGGGCTCCCCAGCCGAGCAACGTCGATCAGCTCGTCCAGGCGCTCGCGGCCCTCAACCCCAAGATCAACAGGGCTGTTGGCCAGTATTTCGAGGAGGAGAACAAGCAGGCGGCGGCCGACGCCGAGTTGCAGGTTCTCAAGGACAACGTCGGCTCTTGGGCCGAGGCGGTCGCCAAGGACCCCACGCTGGCCGACAGGTCCCCGGTCTTTCGCCGCGTCTACGAAGAGCGCGCGGCCCGCAACGCGGTGCAGGCGCGGGGTGGCCAGCTCATGGCCGAGTATTTCTCCTCCGAGATCGCCGCGAGCGAGGACCCCACGGCCATCAACGGATGGCTGAAGGAGCGCTTTAAGGACACCCTGGAGGCCGCCAAGACGCCCGCCGAGCGGGCCGCCGTGGCCGAAGAGATGGCCGCCGTGTCCCGGCAATTTATCGTGGCTCACCGAGAGCGCGCCCGAGGGAACCTTGTCGATAAGAACCGCGCCAGCGTCTCGACGGGCTTCCAGAACACCTTCGACAACTACGCCGCGCGTGGCCCCGCCGTCCCCTACAAGACGGACGACCCGGCCGCTGTCGATCTACTGAGGCAGTCGGGGGACCCCCATGCCGCGCGAAAGGCCGCGTTCCTCAACGCGACCGCAGGGGGCGAGAGCGGGGGGAAGTACAACATCCGCTATGACGGCGGCTCGGGGTCGTTCTTCGAGCTGAATGGACAGCACCCGCAGGTCAAGGTCATGACCGACAAGGGGCCGTCCGACGCTGCGGGGCGATACCAGTTCCTGTCGTCCACGTGGAGGCGGGTCATGGGCGATGCCCCCTTCACTCCGGCGAACCAAGACTTGGGGGCCATCAAACTCGCCGAGCAGGACTACGCCGCCCGCACGGGAGGAAAGAGCCTCTGGGACGACATGGCGAAGGAAGGCTTCAGCCCCCGCATCCAGTCAGTCCTCGGCCCCACCTGGATCGCCCTTAAGGGCAATCAGGGCCGACACCTCGCGACCTACAACGCCGGCCTCCAGAAGTACGGCGGGACCCCCACCGGCCCTGGAGTTCAGAACGGGCACGTGCCTGAGATCGTATCAGACATCCACCGCCAAGAAGATCTTGCCCGCAAGCAGGGCATGAGCCCGAGCGACATCAACAAGCTGTCGGTCGAGGCCGTGACCAACGCGGCCATCCGCCAGCAAGACGAGACGATCCTCGACGTGGCCTCCCAGCCTCGCCCGGACGGAACCCCTGGGGCCGGCCTCACGGTCGAGGGGAGGCAGGCGATCGACACCGCCCGGAAGCAGATCAGGGCTCTGAAAATCCAGGAGCAGAACCAGGCCCATGTCCTGGAAAGCCGCCGCCGGGAGGTCCGCACGAGGGAGATGAAGAAGCTCGCCATGGACGCCCTCTTCAACCAGATGAAGGCTGGCGAGCCTCCCCGGATCGGCAGGGACACTCTGGAGACAGCGAACCGCGAAGACCCCGATATGGCCAAGGAACTGATGGACGTTCAGAAGAACCTGGACGACTTCAACAAGACTGAGGACCCGATCCTTGTCGGCCGCTTTCAGCAGGAGGTCTACACCGGGCGGGCGACTCCGGCGGACGTTTTCGACAAGGTCCGGGACGGTACGCTCCGGGCGACCGGGACTATCAATCAGCTCATGGAGCAGGCGAACCGGAACATCGGGCGGTCGATTATCACCCGGCCGGAGGTCAAGCCGTTCATCGACGACATCGAAAAGATCATCGGCGAGCAGCAGATGCCCGGCGTCTTCAAGAAGCCCGTGGAGGCGGCGCTGGCGGCGCGGGCCTTTACGTCGGCTCTCCTGGAGTTCGAGAAGCAGAAGCCCGACGCCACCCCCACCGAGCGCCACGAGTTCGCCGACAAGCAGTTCCGCAACCTCATGGCGGCCTACAAGCCGGACGTGAACCTGGACTCGGCGAGCCCCGAGGGCGTCGTCAAGCGCCGGGAGGAGGACACCGCTCTTCAGAAGAAACTTGACGGCGGAGAAGTTCTCCCGGTTCGCGATAACGTGGACTGGAAGAAGGCCAGGTTCTTCAACTCCCCCGCCGAGGTTGACGAGTTCCAGAAGAAGTTCGCCGCCGGCCAGAACGTGGACAACCCGTTCACCAAGGCCGTCGCCGCATTCAAGCTCGACAAGAAGTCCGTCGCCGAGTTCGTGAAAATCCAGAAGCAGCTCGCTTCAAAGAAGCAGGAAACTCCTAAGTAATGGAAGAAGACGCGCTCACACCCGAGCAGCTTGCTCACATCGAGCGGGTCCGCGCCGAGATGGCCGAGGCGGACAAGACCGACCCCGGTTGGATGGACCGCATCGGGTCCGCCGTAGGGGCAGTCGGGGGCGACCTCGCAACCGGCGCTAAGGAGGCCCTTCCGCAGATCGTGCGGGGCGGCCAGGAAGCCCTCAACGCGATGTCCGGCGGCACCCACGCCATGGCCCGCTGGCTCAACGACAACGTCCTCAATCTGGACGGCGTCGCGGCCGGCCTGGGCATCGGCGGGGACGGCACCAACACCCTGAAGTTCGGCGAGGGGGCCATGCCGGCCAGGCCCGAGAGCGTCACCGGCACCCTCGTCAACGACGTGTCCCAATTCGTCGCCGGCCTCGGCTTCGCCGGAAAGGCGCTGAAGGCCGCCGGCGTGGCGCGTGCAGTGACTGCACCGGGAGTCATCGCGCAGGGCATGGCGAAGGGGGCCATCGCCGACGCTTCGGCCTTCGACGCTCACGAAGAGCGCCTGTCGAACCTCGTCGAGTCGTTCCCCTCGCTGTCCAATCCGGTGACCGAATACCTCGCCTCCGATCCCACCGACACGCAATCCGAGGGGCGCTTCAAGAACGCCCTTGAGGGCATGCTGATCGGCGGCCCGATCGAGGGCCTAGTCTACAGCGTCCGGGCCATCCGAGCCCGCCGGGCGGGCAACATGAGCGACGCTCAGGCGGCCCTCGACGAGGCCGATAAGGTCGCCCCGAAGGTTAGCGACGATCCCCTCACGGCGGCCCCCGAAGAAGCCCCACGGGCCGCCGGTGACGAGGCCGCCAAGGCCCGCCAAGGGTCCCATCGTGGTCCCGAGGAGGACGGTGCAGTGACTGCACCCGAGGGAGCGCCGAAGGGCGAGGACCAGCTTGGCCTCAGCCTGGAGGGAGGTGGCCCCCGGCCCGACAGCCCTCGGGAAACCTTCGGGGACGCGGAAGGGGACATGAAGCCCGGCGCTGCGGCGGCCAGAGGGCAGAGCCCTGACGACATCCCGCCCAAGCGCCCGGACGCGGACAACGACAGCTTCAAGCCGGCGAAGAAGATCGTCGAGGTGGACGATGTCGCCCTCCGGCAGATCGCCGAGGCCAGCGTCAACGAGTACGCCTGGGGGCAGGGGCGGGCCATCTCCGGCATCCGCACCGACCTCATGACCAGCGAGGCGGACATCAACAACACGATGTCGGCCCTGCGCGTAGTGTACCGCGAGGAGGCCGCGAAGGCCACCGGAGGGAACGCCGAGGGGGTCCGTTCGTGGGCCAATGTCGAGCGCAATGCGGACGCCCTCGCGGACATCGTCGGGCAGGACCCGCGCCTTCTGGTCCAGCGCATGCAGGCGATCCACAAGGAGACCTTCCATGCTGACGCCGAGCTGAAGCTGTACCGCGACATGCTGGTCACGGTGAACGAGCGCCTTGTCGGCATCTCGGAAGTGGTCGCCGATCCTCTCGGGGGTCTCGGCAAATACGCCTCGCGGGCGGAAGCCTACGCGGACTTCGCCCAGCACTACGAGCTGCTTGCCAACATGCAGCTCATGTACAAGGGCATCCAAACCAACTTCGCCCGAACCATGAACGCCATGAAGCTGACCTCAGAGGCCCGGCAGGGCGTCCTCCCGGCGGACGTGTCGGACATCTTCGAGGGCGGCGCTCGGAACATGGAAGCCCTGGCCCGGAAGATCGCGGCCAACAAGGGCAATGTGAAGGGCAACGCCCAGCTCACCAGGGGGGGCTTCGCGAACAACTTCCTGGGGAGCGTGAACGAGTACTGGATCAACTCGATCCTGTCCGGCCCAAAGACTCACGCGGTCAACGTGACGGCCGGCCTGATCAACTCTGTCTTCGTCCCCGCCGAGAAGATGATCGCGGGAGCGCTCCGCATGGACAGCGCCGCCGGCCGTGAACAGTTCATGGAAGGGGGCCTGCACTATGTCGGCATGGTCGCCTCCGCGCGAGACGCGGTCGGCCTCGCCTACAAGGCGTTCAAGAGGGGCGATGCGATCCTCGACCCCGGCAAAGGGACGGTGGAGCACAAGGCCCAGATCAGCGCCGCGAACTGGAACGTCCAGGACCCCGGCCTGTCCATGGCGGTCAACGGCCTCGGCTCCCTCGTGCGGCTCCCCTCGCGGTTCCTGACGGCCGAAGACGAGTTCCTGAAGCAGCTCACCTATCGGGCCGCGATCAGGTCCTCGGCATACCGTGAAGGGCTCCAGAACGGGCTCCTTTTCAAGCCGGCAGAGTTCGGCTCGCTGGTCTCCCAGAGGCTCGACGAGAGCGTTCTCGCGGGCGGCTCGGCGAGCACCGTAAGGGCGCTGGACGGGGTCTCTCCGCTTGCCATCCAGAAGCACCAAGAGGCGCTTGAAATGGCCCGTGAGGTGACGTTTACGGGGGACCTGAAGACGACCACCCGATCGGGAGGCCCGTCGATCGGCGAGAGCGTGCAGACCTACATGGCCGCCCATCCCGGCGCTCGGATGATCATGCCGTTCGTGCGGACGCCGACCAACATCATGCGCCAGGTTTGGAACCACACGCCGGGACTGAACCTGGTTCGGAAGCAGTACGCCGACGATTTCACCGGGGCTAACGGTCCCGCCGCACAGGCGAAGGCCCGCGCCCAGATGCTGACGGGCACCGGACTGTGGACGGCCGCGACCAGCTATGTGTTGGACGGGAGCATTACCGGAGCCGGCCCCGCCGACCCGGACATCCGCAAGAGCCTGGAGCAGACCGGGTGGAAGCCGTATTCGATCAAGACCGAGAACGAGGACGGGACGGTGTCCTACCGCTCCTACAACCGCTTCGACCCATTCGGCATGTTCTTCGGTCTCGTTGCGGACTTCAACGAGGCGGCCGGAGCGTGGCCCGAGCAGGACCTTGAGGAGAGGGCGACGCAGGTTGCGGTGGCCCTCGCGAAGAACCTCAACAACAAGTCGTACCTTTCCGGCCTGGTCAACGCCGTTGGCGCTATGGCCGAACCGGGGAGGCGCATGGAGTCGTTCTTCAAGGGCCTCGCGGGCGGCTTCGTGCCGACCGTGCTCCAGCAGTCGTTCAACAACGACCCGCACCTGCGCGAGGCGCGTTCCGTCGTGGACGCGATGCGGCGCAAGATGCCGGGCCTTTCCGAGGGCCTGGACCCGCAGCGGAACGTCCTCGGGGAGAAGCAGTACATCCCGCCGTCCTACGGGCCGGACTGGATGTCGCCCATCACCGACACCCTGCATCCTGGCGGCGCTCAACCGCTGACGGAAGAGTGGAAGCGGACGGTCCAGGCGGACGTGTATGACGAGCTGGCGCGGCAGACGTTCCTGCACAACAGCCCGTTGAAGGCCGCGCCGGCCAAGGTGCACGGCGTTGACCTGACACAGTACCGGGCCAACAGCGGGTACACCGCCGCTGATCGATACGCCGAGCTGGCCGGGACTGTGAAGAACGACGGGAAGGCCATGAAGGACCGCCTCGCCGAACTCATTAGGTCCCCCGACTATCGGAACAAGCTGTCTGACGGCGACTTCGACGTAAACGGCTCCCGCATCGACGCCATCCGCAGCGTTGTGGCTGGCTACCGCGAGATGGCCCTTCAAGCGCTCATGAGGGAAACGCCCGAGCTGTACCATGTCATCACCGACGCGCGTCGGAACGAAGCTCTCATGAAGCTCCAGCCCAAGGACCGCAAGCCGCTGGAAGTCAACGTCCGCAAACGGCCCGAATAACCGGAGTGCAGTCACTGCACCGATGAGGCCCTTGGGGAAACCTAGGGGCCTTTCTCTTTTTCAGGACATCAATGGCACTTTCTTTCGTCCAATACCCCGGCAACGGCTCTCAGCAGACGTTCGCCATCCCGTTCGAGTATCTGTCCCGAGAACACGTCTCGGCCAGGGTGAACCTGGTGTCCGCTCCCTTCACCTGGGACGACGATAACACCATCCGCATCTCTCCCGCTCCGGCCCCCGGATCGGTCGTGGAGGCCCGGAGGAGCACGCCCAGAGACACCCGTCTCGTTGACTTCGTTGACGGCTCCGTCCTCGCGGAAACCGACTTGGACCTCTCCGCCACGCAGACCTTCTTCATCGTGCAGGAGGCCATCGACATCGCGGGCGGAACTCTGGAGCTGAAGGCGAGCGGCTCTTACGGCGCGGCCGGTCGCAGGATCGAGGACCTTGCGGGTCCGATCAACCCGTCAGACGCCGTGACCAAGTCCTGGGCCGAGACGGAGATGTCCTCGCAACTCTCCCAGGCTCTTTCCGCCATGCACGCCGCTCAGGCCGCCCGGAATGCCGCCCAGGCGTCGCAGGCAGCGGCTGCGTCCTCCGCCTCGGCCGCCGCCGGCAGCGCCTCCGCTGCGGCCTCTCAGGCCGGCCTAGCGGATGCTGCGCGGGCCGCCGCTCAGGTCGCGCGGGATGCTTCAATCTCGTATCACAACTCCACGCTCGGCTACCGCAACGAAAGCCTGTTCTTCCGAAACGAGGCCGAGTCGTTCAAAAACCAGGCCGCAGCGAGCGCAGCCAACGCGGCCCAGTGGGACCCGTCGAGCTATTATACCAAGGCCGAAATCAACGGCCGCACCGTTCGCCTCGGCGGCGGAGCCGGGCAGGGGACGAACGCTGTCCACATCGGCTGGTCCGGAACACGCCTGAAGGCTCAGGTTGACGCCACCGATATGGGCAACATCGTCTTCGACAGCCACCTCGCGACCAAGCTGGACAAGGCCGGCGGAACTCTCACCGGCTCCCTCGCGGTCACCGGGGGCTTGGCGATCTCCGGCGCACTGACGGTCGGCAGCAACGTGAAGATTTTCAACAACACGTTCGAGATCGAGGGGACCGACCCGTCAATGTGGTTGCACCGCCCCAACGTCAAGCGGGCGTGCTGGCATATTGGAGCGGACGGAACGCTTCACTGGCTCGACCAGAACAGCACTTCTCACATGCGGGTCTCCGGTAACGAAGTCCACGCCACGGCGTTTAGGACAGTTGGGGGGGCTCTCTACGGTAACGACGGCAACATTTACATGCCGTGGGCGAATAAGACACTGTCTGTCCGCCTTTCGGAACTGGAGTCGGAAACAAATAACCGAGTCCATCGCATTCAATTCTCGGGCCGGTACGAGAACGACTCCCACAGCCGTGTCTTCGAGTTCCCTACCGTGCTCACCGATGCGTGGTGGAACGGAGGCGGGGTGACCCGTCGCGGCTCCAACCTTCAGATGTATGTCCCGGCCCTCGGCGGCTGGGTGGCAGTTTGGGCATAGTCATGAACTACATCGATCTTGGAACGTGGGGCGCTCCCGATAGAGTGGCCGCCCCGGAGGGCTCTCCGTATGGCAGCTACGCGGCCTGGAAGAACGACGCCGGAGAGGACTGGTACGCGAAAGTGGCTCACGCCGCTTCCTCGCCGGACTGCTTCGCTGTTGTCCTGAATGAGGCCGGCGCTGTGCGCGGCCACGTGGAGAACGCCCGATTTGCCGACCCCACGAATAGCCGCGTCGTAGCCCTGCCGGACTGGGACGGAACCGAGGAGGACAAAGACGCCCTCTTCGGGCAGCTTTTCGACCTCTCGACGGGCACCTTCAAGGCCCCCCCGCCGGCGGTCCCGGCCGTAATCTCCAAGGCCCAGGCCCAGCTGGCGCTGTACGGCGCAGGCATCCTCGACCAGCTTGAGGCCATCATCGCGGCCCATCCCTACCGCCCCGTCCGCATCTGGTACGAGTCGGCCAACTCGTGGGAGCGCAAGAACCCCTACGTCAACCTTCTCGGCCCCGAGCTGAACCTGTCGGAAGCCCAGATCGACGCCCTCTTCGTCGAGGCGGGGCGTCTGTGATGGAGCCCGACAACCACCTCTACCTGATGCTCGGGCGCATCGACGGGAAGCTCGACAGCGCCCTTCAGCGGGCCGACAAGTCCGACGAGCGGGCCGATGAGCTGGACCGGGTGCAGTCACTGCACGCTGACCGCATCGGCGTCCTTGAGCGGGACCGGCGCTGGATCATCGGCCTCGCTGCGGCCCTCTCCACGGGCATCGGCTGGGCCATCTCAGTCCTCAAGGAGTACCTTTTCAAGTGACCAACCGCGCCTCTTCGGAGACGTTCGACGCCCTTCACGAGGCCCTGGCGAGCGACCTTCTCGCCCGCATCAAGGCCGGAACCGCGACTGCGGCCGACCTCAACGTCGCTCGCGCTTTCCTGAAGGACAACGGCATCGACGCGATCCCGACTCCCGGAAGTCCGCTCGACAGCCTCGTCTCCACGCTGCCTTTCCAGGCGACCGAAGACAACTACCAGTAAGGCCCTCTAGGAGCCCCTACAGCGACCAATCAGCCTCGGCTTGGGTTATCCCGGCCGGGGCTTTTTTGCGCCCTGACGGGCTCCCCAGCCCCACCATGAACAAGTTCAACGATCCCCTGAAGGACGACTTCAGAAACTTCCTGTTCGTCGTCTGGAAACACCTCAATCTCCCCGACCCGACCCCCATCCAGTACGACATCGCGTCGTTCCTTCAGCACGGCCCCAAGCGATTCATCATCGAGGCGTTCCGGGGCATCGGGAAGTCCTGGGTCACGTCGGCCTATGTGTGCTGGCTTCTTCTACGAGACCCCGACCACAAGGTCTTGGTGGTCTCAGCGTCGAAGATCAGGTCGGACGACTTCACCACCTTCACCCTGCGGCTCATCAACGAGCTGCCCTGCCTCCAGCATCTCCGCCCCCGAGGCGATCAGCGTAACTCCAAGATCAGCTTCGATGTCGGCCCGTCGAAGGCGTCTCACAGCCCTTCGGTCAAGTCGGTTGGCATCACCGGCCAGCTCGCCGGGTCCCGCGCAGACACCATCATCGCCGACGACATCGAAGTCCCGAACAACTCCGCGACCCAGGCCATGCAGGACAAGCTGGCCGAGCTGGTCAAGGAGTTCGACGCGATCCTGAAGCCGGGCGGGCGGATCATCTATCTGGGCACGCCCCAGACCGAACAGTCGCTCTACAACAAGCTCCCCGATCGCGGGTACCTGGTCCGCATCTGGCCGGCCCGCGTCCCCGACGAGAAGCAGGTGATGGCCTACGGCGAGCGCCTTGCCCCGTACATTCACGAGCTGATCGAGAAGGGATGGAAGCCGGGGCAGTCCACCGACCCCCGGCGCTTCGACGACGACGACCTGTTCGAGCGCGAGGCTTCCTACGGCCGGGCCGGCTTCTCTCTTCAGTTCATGCTCGACACTCGGATGTCCGACAGCGAGCGCTATCCGCTGAAGGTCTCCGACCTCATCGTCATGAGCGTTGGCCTGGAGCTGGCTCCCTCCAGGATTGTGTGGGCCTCGTCCCCGGAGCTACGCATCGACAGCCTGTCCAACGTCGCCTTTGCCGGAGATTACTTCCACCGGCCCATGCACGTGGACAAGGAGTGGGCTCCGTACACCGGCACTGTCATGGCAATCGACCCCTCGGGCAGGGGCGGTGACGAGACCGGATACGCGGTCGTCAAGTTCCTCCACGGGTACCAGTACGTGGCCGCTGCGGGGGGACTGCCGGGGGGATACGACGACGGCACCCTCCTTAAGCTGGCCCAGATGGCCAAGCTCTACGGGGCCAATAAGATCATCGTCGAGGCCAACTTCGGCGACGGCATGTACACCAAGCTCCTCCAGCCGGTTGTCCACCGCCTACACCCCTGTATGATCGAGGAGGTCAAGCACTCCACGCAGAAGGAGCGGCGGATCATCGACACCCTGGAGCCGGTCATGATGCAGCACAAGCTGATCGTGGACCCCAAGGTGATCGAGAACGACTACCGGACGGTCAGTCAGTACCCGCCGGAGAAGCAGAAGCACCACATGCTGATGCACCAGCTCACACGAGTGACCCGAGATAGGGGAGCGCTGTCTAAGGACGACCGTCTCGACGCCCTCGCCATCGCCGTCGCTCACTGGACGGAGTACATGGCCCGAGACGCCGACAAGGCCACCGCAGACCTCCGCGAGCGTAAACTCCAGGACGAGCTGGACAAGTTCGTCCAGAGCGCCACCGGGCGGCCGAACCGCCGGGGCTTGTGGGTGCGCGTCTAGTACAGGTGCAGTGACTGCACCGGAGATGGGTAGGTGCAGCGATACTGCACTTGTCTGTTTCCGGTGCAGTGATACTGCACTTGAATTAACCCCCACCTAAAGGAAGAACTCAATCTCCTATCCCCCGTGAAATGTATTTAGGGTATAGTAAGGGTGGCCCGCCTGGGGACCTCTCTGTCCTGCTCCGCAGTCCATCGAGAGAGGTCCCCAGGCCCTTGTCAACTGTCCCTCTAAGGGACACTCTAGGGGTCCCTTAAGGAGCCTTCGATGAGACACCCCGCCTACACCTCCCTCCCGATCATCCTCCTCCTGTCATCTGCCCCGGCTCTGGCCTGCAATCCCAACTGGGGTCCGTGCGCCGGGGTGACTGACTTCAGCCTCCAGAACCAGCTCCAGGCCCAACAGACGCAGCAGTGGTCTCAGCAGAACCAGCAGGCCACCAAGGAGTGGGCACGGTCCAACGATCGAGCCCGCCAAGGCCCCCAATCGTTCGCCCCTCAACAGGCCCCCAGGGGACAGTTCGGGGGAGCCCTTCGGTGACCTGGGGAGGCCGGCTCCTGTCCCTTGTCTGCGGGCTGTCCATGCTCTGCGCCATCTACGCCCTGATCCCCCCTGCCGGCGGCAAGCATCCTCCCAGGCTCACCTCGGCCGAGCGGGCGGAGCGCGACTCATGCCCCATGGAATGGCCCGCTCAGCTCCTCCCCGAGCACTGCTTCAGGGATCGTCGCTAGGACTCGCGGGGGAGACCGCAGAGGGCCGTTGAGCGTTTTCCGGTAGGGTGGCCTAGGGGGCGGGGGAAGGGGACTGTGGGGGCCTCTGAGGGGTTCCATATCCTCGGGGGTCTCCAAGCCGAAGGCCCCGGATGTTTGGCCAAAAAATCTGAGCGCCTATCTCGTCAAAGCGAGCCCGGAAATCCCCCCTTGGGGCCTACGCGGGTGCGTTACGGGCACGTCCGGGCGCGGATATGGCTCCCGAGCGGGGGCGCGGTCACCACTCTCGTCACGTGCCTTCGCTAAGCCACTGTAAACACTGGCCTTGCGAGGGATTGAACATGCCCTGATGGGGCCGGCGAGGATGATCGAGGCGGCCGGCGGGGGCCGGGGCGCTCCCCTTTTCGATCGTTACGGATGCGAAATGAATTGCATTCCCATTTGGGATTTATTGGTTTTTTCGGCGTGGGTGCAGTGCCGCTGCACTTAACCATTCAGTTAACCTTCACTGGCGCAGTCACTGCACCTTCCGGGGGCACGCTCGATCCACCTTCCGGGCGCACCATCACGCCCACCTCACGGCCCCGCTCGATCCACCTTCCGGGGCACGCTCTGCCGGCCTTCACTCGACCCTAACAGGCCCGTAATCGGAACCGATGGTCACAGAACGGCTGTGACGAAGGCGGCATAAGTCCCTCAATTTATTGATAAATAAAAATACTTTGAGAAATATCAAAATTGTCCTTGCATCGGGACTGTCCCGCACATAGATTAGTCCCATCGGCGAACGGGGCCTAGTGCCTCGCCGCCGCTGGCAGAGAGCCGGATCGCCTCTTCGGGGTGCCGGCCGCGCCCCCGCTGTTTGACATCGTAAATCCTCACGTCGCCGGCGCTATTCCCTGCCGGCCTGATGAGCCCGGAAGCGGGCGAAACGTGAGGAGCGTATCATGCTCGATAATGAAGCACACGACGCCGGCGAACAGGCCGGCAACGATGCCGCAGCGTCGGCCACGGACCGGAACCATAATTTCCTGTCCTCCTGCGCCGCGACGATCTTGGAGCGGTATGGCCGGGCTAAGGCGTCCACACGGGCGTCTCTCGATGACCTTCGCGTCGTCGGCGAGACCCTGAACGAAGCCAAAGATACCCTGAAAGACACCAAGGGGGCCTTTGGCGAGTGGTGCGAGGCGGCCTCCTTCCCCTTCGATAAGACGTGGCGGGCTCGGCTCATGAAGCTGGCCGCCAACTGGGATGCCATCATGGCCGCTGTCGAGGCCCTACCCGAGGACAAGCGCAAGTGGTCTGTGGACGGTGTCCTCGCCATTTGGGCGGCTTCGGAGAAGGCCAAGAAGGACGCCGAAGCCGGCAACGGTTCCGGGTCTGGCGAGGCCGGAGAAGGCGAGGGCGGCGACACGCCGTCGAAGCCGAAGAAAGAGACGGAAGCCGAAAAGCTCCGGCGGATGCTGGCGGAAGCGCTGGCGGAAGTCGAGCGGCTGAGAGCCGAGAACGAAACGCTCAAGGGCGGCAAGGCCAAGGCGAAAGCCGAAGACAAGGCCGACCCCGCAGCGGAGCGCGAAGCCCGCGCCAAGGCGAAGGCCGGCGAGCCGCCGCGCCGGCCCGGAACGGTCGATGCCGGGACCAAGGCGCGAGCCCGCAAGGTCCACGTTCTCTGGACCAAGGGGGGCACGGAAGGCGAGAAGAGCGCGGCCAAGGAGCGGCTTGACGCCATGGCCTCCAAGTGCGGCCTCGACCTCGCATCCTTCGTGAAGGCTTGCGGCCTCTGAAAGCGCGGAAGCGCCTCTAACCACGTCTGGATGGTCCCGGAAACGGGGCTGTCCTGCGTATGGACCTGCTGCCGGTCCACTGACGAGCCCATGGCAGGGCGAAACGCAAACAGGTGGAGTGACTGCACCATGAACACGGAAGTCGAAATCGGCGCGGAAACCGCGAGCGATGCCGCCGCGCAAATCCGGCTGTCTCTGGCCGTGACGCCCATGTCCGAAAAGAGCCGAAAGGCCCTCACGGCCCTTCTTTCGGCCCTCGACGAGGCCGATCGCATCGTCATCCGGCCGGAGGTCTGACGATGTCGAAAAAGCACTTCGTCGCCATGGCTGCGGCCATCGCCAAGGTCGCTGACGAGGCCGAACGTCGCCGGCTCTGCGAGGAAATCGGAGTCGAGTGCGCCCGCATGAACGACAAGTTCAAGTGGAGCGTGTGGCGGGATGCCTGCGGGGTGTCGCCATGATCTTTCCGCGCGACATGTCGGCGGCGGCCCGAACGAGCTACCACATCATCCGATCCGAGATGGCGGTTTCAGCCGGCGATGACCCGTGGGGCTGGTGCATGGGCTGGTGGTTCGCCGTGGCGGGCCGGCTCCACGACGACGGCGGCCCTGTCCCCGCCGGCTGGCATTATCGCCCTAGCCCTTTCGGGGGGGGGGGGGCTGATCCTGACGCTTACGAGGACGACACGCTGGCCGAATTGCGGCCCTGCGGGGCGGCCCTGATCCACGCCGGCAACGTCCTGTCCCGCTACGCCTCCCGCGTTCGCCGGGCGGGCCTCGACTACTGAGGCGCGGTCATGACTGACGGTCAACTCGCCTGCGCCATCTTCGCGGCCCCTTTCGTGGCCCTCTCGGCGATCTTCACGGTCGCCGAAACCATCCGCCTGATCCGCCTGACGAGGCCCTGACGAGGCCGAAACACGGGGTAATTGTCCCGTGTCGCGGAATGTCCCGCTGCCCAGAAGGAGCCCGTTCATGCTGACTGAGGTCGTTATTACCGAGGAGGAGGCTGCCGAGGCTGCGGCCCAAATTCGCCTGCTTCTGACACGCGGAACCCTCTCTGAGAAGAGCAGAGAGGCCCTTACCGCCGTCAGTGTCGGCCTTGAAAGCTCCGACTGCGTCATCATCGAGCGCGAATATTCCGCCTGACGAGGCCCTGACGAGGCCGAAACCTAGCCCGACGAAAGCCGGGCGATGGTCGCGGAATGTCCCGCCACGCCTGACTGGAGCCCGAAACGATGAACCACCCCGATGCCGGCCCGAAGTGGAGCGACCTGACGATGGAAGCCGCCCTTTGCGTCTGGGAAGAGCTTCTGAGGCTGCGCCAACATGCCGAATGGATGCCGGGCAACCCCATGGATGATTTGTGGGACGAATACGGCACGTGCCACATGCGGTCCCTGTGCCCCGCGATCGGCTCTTGGATCGTCGAGGCATTCGGTCACATCGAGCGAGACAGCCTCGACGCCTGTGCCTACGACTGGGAAATCGTCCCTGCGTTCGTGGCGCTGGTCGATTGGGGGCGGGGGAGCAGCCGCCCGCTCCTGTCGTGCCCCAAGGCCGCCGCGAAGGCAGTTGCCGAGAAACTGGGCGGGACTCTGGCCGCCGCGCACGCCGCCTGACGAGGCCCCCGACGAGGGCCGAAACACGGGGTAATTGTCCCGTGTCGCGGAATGTCCCGTAACTGCACTAAGGTGGAGTGACTGCACCATGAGCGTGAATATGAGCCCTGACATGGCCCAGGCGCTGGCCGATATCGCGTCCCTCACGGCCGCCCTTGAAGCCCTTGAAGAGGAGATCGTGGGGGAGCGCGTAAAGGCCCTGATAGCCGAGGCGACAGCGGGCACCCTCGCGGAAGAGGTGGACGATCTTCGAGACCGGGTGCGAGGCTTGGTCGGTGACCGGAACGAGCTGGCCGGGGAGTTGCGGGAAGCCGAGAACGAAATCAATCGATTGAAGGCGGGGGCGGAAGAGCGCGAGGCCAAGATCGAGCGCGAGGCCGGGGAGGGACAGGATGCCCTATCGGAATGGCTGGTAGCAAACGGCTATCCCGCGCGGCCGTTGCGGGTTGCCGACCGCTATGTCCAGCGGCTGATCGACGCGATCGGGGTCTGAGTCAAATTGACGCAGGCCAGTCGGCTTAGGCCAGTCGGCTGTGGAAACCTCCGGTTGAGTCAAAATGACTCACTTTTGTCCCGCAATGGGACCAGTTAGAGAACCGGGGCTGTCCCCAAGTGAGTGTCAGGGCGAAACGGCAGGCATCCCGCCTGCTGTCGCGGCGTAGTGCGTCGCCTGATGAGTCCCGAATGAGGGTCAGGGTTTTAATCCTGACGGGTCATGTCAGTGGGAGTATGTTCCTAAATATCACTCAGGGTGACGAGCGGGCGCACCCTGTCGCGACTCCCGGCGATCTATCCCCCAAACGTAGAGCAGGTATCATAAGATGCGGATCAAGTTCACGTGTTACCGGAAATTGTTCTCATTTGGCGAAATGTTCCTGTCGTGGGACAGTGACAGTTCGCTTTCTGTGTCTTATGACACAGGGCCGGGGGAGTTCGAGTTGTGGTGCGGCCCCCTCCATTTCGTCTGTAACATATCCCCAAAAGAGGGCGTCAACCATGTTCAACCCACTGACGAGGGCGATCCTGCTTGTTGAAGAGTTCAGGAAGATCGACCCCGAGATGCCTATGCAGGTCGCGCTGGTGTTCCTCCAGATCGCGAAGAAGCCGGGCGTCAACCTCCGCGAGCTTGTGGCCACGACCGGCCTCGGGAAGTCCAGCATGTCCCGCATCGTCGCTCTCCTTTCCAAGGAGTTCGGCAAGGGGCTGGTGACCTATCGCGAAGACCTAGCCGATCGCCGCAACAAGGTGATCCACCTCACCCCAGACGGGGATCGGACGCTGCGCTCCGTCCTCCATCTGATCCAGCCCGAAGAGGATGAGACCAATGGCAACGCGACCGCGAGGTAGTTCGTGGCAGGCAGACCTGACCTTCACGAGCGGCCCCAACAAGGGCCGCCATAGACCCACCTTCGACACCGAGGCGGGGGCCAAGGCGTGGGAACTCGACGCGAGGGCGGCGAACCTGCGCGGGCAGCCTTTGCCGTCTCCAAATCCTCCCGCACACGAGACAGGTGCAGTAACTGCACAGTCTCGTAAGGGGAACGCGCAGTGCCTTTCAGACGCCCTCAGACTGGCTCATCAAACATTCTGGAGGGGAACCGCGAGCGACGCCAAGGCGCTGATCAACATCGGCCAGATCGAGGCGTATTTTGGCCGAGAGGCCGCGATCACGACGATCGACACCGCAGCGTGTCGCGGCTTCGTCGCTCACTGCCAGGGCCGGGGTAATGCCGATGGGACCGTCAACCGGAAGCTCGCCGTCCTTTCCAAGGCCCTGCGGCTGGCGTTCGACGAGAAGCGCATCTCGGAGATGCCGAAGTTCCACAGGAAGAAAGAGCACGGGAGCCGCATCAGGTTCCTTTCGGGAGACGAGGAGAAGGCCCTTCTGGCGACGCTTGTGGGGTGGGGAAAGGGCGACCACGCTGAGGTGGTGACGTGCCTGATCGACACCGGCTTTCGTTTGGGGGAGCTGTGGCGGCTCATCCCTCGCGACATCGACATGAAGGCCGGAACGATCACGGTCTGGAAGTCGAAGACGGACCACCCCAGGACGATCTACATGACCACCCGTGTCAGGGCGATCCTGAAGCGCCGCGTGGGTGCAGTGACTGCGCCGGCCGATCGCCTGTTCCCCTACGACCACCAGTGGATCAGGCACACCTGGGAACGTGTCCGAGTTCATCTCGGGTTCGCCAGCGACAAGGATTTCGTGCCCTATGTTTGCCGGCACACCTGCGCGAGCCGGATGGTCCAGCGGGGGGTTCCCATCGTGGTCGTAAAGGAGTGGATGGGGCACAAGACAGTCTCTATGACGATGCGCTATGCACATCTCGCCCCGACCAATCTCCGGGCGGCGGCCGAGGCTCTGGAGGCGGCGGAATGAAGGCTTTTTGGACGCGCGACGGCGAGGCGTGGAAGCTGGCGGGAGACGGCTGGAGGATCGACGTGTATCCGTCCGGGCTTCAGTTCCTCGCGCTCGCCGCCTGGGACTCCCCGAATGGGGCGGTAAAAATATCCGGGAGCTTCCCCTTCTCGTCTACGCGGGCCACTTCTATCGAGGCCGCCTTGGAGACCGCGCGGGCCTTTGCGGAGACGGTCGCGGGGAGTATCGAGGGCGGTATGCGGGCCTCCCAAGTAGATAAAAGTCCCCTGTAG